TCCCCTGGCCACATAAAAACTGCGTGCATCCCCGTTTTTGTGCCCAGCCAATAGTCATAAAATTCAACGGATTCTATCTCCAGGGTAGTCGCGCCCGCGCCAAACGCCTGAGTCACGCGGAGATCCTCCTGCCACGTGGGGATCCAGAATGATCCAAGCCTGGCCATCTGATAATCAAAGAAATCTAAGATACTTTGAATTTCGGACTTATCCGGCGCGAGATGATTCGCCTGCAACCCCAAAGCGGTCTCAATGTAATGGGACATCGAATAAGATTTTCCAAGAAAGAACAGCGAGTCATAAGGATGGAAGAACTTCTGGCCACCATCTTTAAGATTTGGCGTTCGATCAAACACATAAAAACCTTTATAATCGGGAAATGAGTCTGCATCTCCAATGTTGCGGACAATTCCATCGTCATACTCCTCCACCGCCTCGATCCCCGTCTCCACCATCCGAGACGTGATCACGTTCAACGTTTGACCCGTCTTTATCCGGGCTTTTAAGACAGGATAAACCTCCGTGTAAGGTGGCCAGGTGTGAGCAAGATCTTCTTCGAGCGTTATCTGCGATGGACTTAAACCCCCTGCAACTATGACCCCAGCATCGTACAAACTCAGATCGTTTGGACTCAGCAGAATGCATGATCCTCCAACCTCAAAATTTCTGTCCACGGTTGATTTTATGTTCAAGATATTTTGTCCCGATGAAGCCTGAGACGTTAAAACAGTCTTATCCTGCCAGAACGGAACTCCCCAAACGTTGTGGAGATTCTTATGCATCTTTCTTCTTATGTAGGAGGACTCTGCAAACCCCTTTGACAAGATCGAGTAGGCCAAGGTTCTTCGCGGCCACGTGAGCAGCGCCGACCTAACCTCATTCCCGTCCAAAGCGGACGAGATCCCCGTCTGCCATTTCCTTCGGTAAAGGATCGGGTTTTTCCAATCGGGTCGAATGAGCAAATGTTCGTTTATCTCTGTCATCTTATTATCTTTTTAACGGTGTCGGCCCTGCTGCTTAGTACGTTGAGGACGGCATTCTGCCCAGCAGCGGAAGAGAGATACCTGTCTATATCTCGCGGGTCCGACACGTTGATAAAGGTCAATTCTACCTTACCTTTTTCCATTGGGGAATACTCCGATGGAACGGGGCCTCCTGCGGCAAGGGCGTAAGAGGGTTGCGCCCGACGAGATGGAATAACCCCTGACAATAAACTCAAAAGCTGTTCTCTTGGAATGGCGCGGCTTCGGATAGCTTCCATCGCTTGAACGCCATAGTAGCGAACGGCTGGAACTGGCTGCATATATTCTCCAGCCGTCCCACGAATCGGAATAACGTCCGCTCCAGATGGGCCTCGGATAAACCCACCAGTTTGAAAACCTATAAGGCTTCCCAAAAGAGAGATGACAGTTCCTAAAATACCCCCGCCACCTCCCATGCCACCTAAACTACCTCCACCCGCCGGCGCACCTGCGCCGGTCCCATATCCAAGGGCCTTTAAAATCTCCATCTTCAGAATAAGCATGCCCACGTCTATGATCATGTCCATGATGCTCGTCCCAAAATCTTTCGCAAGTTGTTTGAATGCTTCTTTTGCTGACATGGTCCCATCAGCCAAATTCTTCAAAAAACCCTTAACTGCTCCCGCCCCCGCGTTCAGGGCATTTGGAATCATATTTTGAAAGGAGTCCGCAAGTTGTTGGTTGAGGTTGATGGCTTCCTTTCTCGCGCCGATTTCTATCAGCGCTCCAACGTTCATGTCCTTCTGTGCTTGGAGTTCAGCATCTCTTTTTTCATAGATGGTGTTAATTAATTCACGTTGAGCCTCGGTTAATCCTTTTGTAGCTATAATGATCTGTCTTTCGGCCTCAAGGCTCGCGATCTCGGCATCCTTCATCAATACCCAGTCGCCGGTTAATTCCCCAATCTGCTTACGAAACTCAGCGGTTTCTTTTAAGGATTCTAACTCGCGAACCTGCTTAAGCTTTTCGATCCGCTTATCCATCAGATTGTTGTAAGTTATAAGTTGATCTTTCGTTAACTTGGCGGCTTGATCGGAGAGGAGAAAAACCTGGCGCTCGACCTCCAATCCTTTCGCCTGAGCCGATGTGATAGCGTCGTAGTCGCCAGATATCTCGGCTAACTGCTTGCTAAAGTCCGCCGTCTTAGTTTCTCGTTCAACCCACAGTTGGCGAGCATAGTCAGCAGCTTTGGCGTCGATCTTAGCAGTCTCAGCCGAGTATTTTGCTTCTGCCGCCAACCCGAGAGTGCGAAATTTTTCCTTGACGACGCTCTGGTCCATCCCATCTCGTCTTGCCTGCTCAAGCTCAGATTTTCTCTTCGTATCTAAGTTTGCCTGAGTGGCCTTCAATTCTTCCTGAGCCATGCGGCGATCCCACTCGATCTCTATCAAGGTCACATCTTGCCCCGTTCTTCTCGCTTCCTCTATCTGCATGGCCCTCTGTTTTTCAAGGCCAGACTTAACGATCTCGTTCTGAGCCGCGATCCTCTGCTCCTCGTTCGCGAGCCGAAATTTCGTAAGATCTTCTTGAAGCTTCTTTTGATCGATCTGATCTTTTTTAGCAGCCTCCCCCATCCCGACAACAGCTTTCTTAGCCTCGGGAGTTTTAGCTTCCTCCCTTGGAAAGATAACTTTATTTAAGTCTTCAGATTGACGGATGAGAGAATCTAAGACCTTCTGCTTCCTTGCCCCAAAGTCTTCGACCGCTTTACTGAGCCCAGGGATAGCTCCCACAGTTATAAAATTGAAAAGACTTAGGAGTTCATAGTTGATTTCCATGACTCCAAAAAAGATGGCGGTAACTCCCGTGAAAAATCCCTTAACTCCTATCAGGATCGTCCTCAATCCAAGTTCGATGGAACCAAATAAAATTCCAAACTCTCCTTTGAAAGTCTTTAGTTCTTTGATCCCCTCGATCAGGGCCTTAACAATATCCATGAAAATGGGAAGAGCATTCGAAGCAGAAGTGGCCTCAACCAACACCTCTGAAAACTCTTCCTTTAACACCCTCAAGGCAGACTTTACTTTTTGAAGGTCCTCGGCAACCGACGGCTCATCCATGACGGCGCCCAAGAAGCTTTTCTTTTCTATCTTTTGACGGGTGAGCTCATTAATGATCGCCTGCCTTTGCCCTACCTCGTTCAAATATTTTGTGACGGTTCCAAGAGAATTAGCGTAACGTTCCGTTACTTCAGCCAGATCCATCGGGAAAGCAGCCTTCAATCCTCGTGTCCTTAAAGTGATGACCGCCTCGGAAACTCTCTCGAAAGCCGCTTCTACGTCGATGCCCATCAACCTTGCGGCCACACGTGCGGCTTCCATCAATCCGACGACATCCTCCGGGCTAACCCCTTCGATCAAAAGCCTTTGAGCTTTGATCATTAACCCTGTTTGTTCAACGAAGACGACTCCGACCTCCTTCATCCGTCGGATCATCTCTTCTCCGTTCACGCCCAAAGACTTGGTCATCATGGCAAACGATTCTTCGGTCTGTTTGGCCTTGGCGCCAATATCCAACAAGGCAACGGCACCCTGAATGATCTTATAGGATGCATAAACGGCAGCGGCCATTCCAACGTAAGCGGCTTGAACCCCCGCTATGGAAGAAGCAAACGTGCTGGCATGCTTTTGAGTTTGATCGGCAAGGGTCTTGGTATCTTTTTGAACCTCCGCGAACTGTTGCTTTAAGCCCTTTATATCAGCAACTAATCTGATGACCAGTTTTGCAATCTCTTGCTCATTTGCCATCTAACAACCTCTTCATTTCCTTGAACTTATTCTTCGATGACGCCTTGCTTGGAGCCGCCGAAGAAATCTTCTTAGGAGACAGCGCCTGGATATAACTCTTCCAATCTTTCTGATCCGCCCCAAAAGAGATTCTTAAAGCAATTGCCAAATCAAAGGTCTCGCGCTTAAGGTTCTCTTGCGCAGCGCTATAGAAAAGCCACACTTGATCGATCGTATAACGACGCCATAAGTCATCGAACCCATGGCCTCGTCGAACCAAAAACTCTAAGGCCTCAGCTAACTGGTTGCCAACGAACTCATGGCTGTCCGTGCGAGGCCAGAGAAGTTTTTTATTCTCTCCACATTCTGAATCAAGACGACAAGAGCGATAGAGACTACGCGATCAAACTCCATTTTATTAACTTCTTCGATCGAGCATTCGATCGTTCTTGCCACCACTTCAGGAATGATTGGACCGAGAGAAGAGACGATAGAGAGGATTTCATTAGAGTCCTCACCCAGCGATTCAAATTCTTTGATCCCGATCCCTTTATCCTTCAGGATCATTGACCCCTTAACAAATACTGGAAGCAGGTCAAAGAATTGTTCGAACGACCACGGCTTAACTCTAAATCCTCCCACGTCAATTCCCGGAGATAAAATTTGTCCGTCTGTTTTTTCATCGGCCATAATCATGACTCTCCAATCAAGGTCATCAGCCCATACGGGCTGACTGGATGAGCATCGACGTCTGTTTCCGCCTCGAACTCAAACCCGATTTTTCCAAGTTCATCGCTAATTAGACCTAAGTTCCCGGTGGGGGACAACTTTACCCTCCATCCTTCATAGTGGTAGTTTGGACCGATATCGTTCGTTGGCCAGAAGTCCAAAGCCCCGATCAAATCTCCCGAGGTCAGTGGAGCGATGGAGAACGACCCAGTTTGACCAAAGAGCCAGAGCCTCAAATTTTCTCGATCAAATTCATCGAGTTCAAAGTTGCCCTTGAGCCTTCGGATCTTAGTCCTCGTCCAATCTACCGTCCCAATTCCTTCGCGGCTCGTTATGTGCTCAATCTTTTCGATCTCAATCGTCAGGTTAAAAGCCGGGGCGTTGCCCACGTCTCTCAAACCCGTCGGAAGACCATCTACGTCGAACCGATCAAACTTAACGATCCCCTTCCCCAGTGTAAAGAGCTCCGTGCTGTGTGCTACCTTTTCCATCTCAGTACCTCCTTTTGTTTTTATCCATTAAGATCCTACTTCGCAGGATCGTAAGGGTCCTTCCACTTGTGACTATAGGTCATCTGATACACCACCTGCAAAAGCCCGGTCTCTTCATCAACGTACAACTTATCAGCCGGAGCCGGCTTCAGTCGGTTGATCGACCACTCCAATATTGTAGGATCGGTCAACATCACGATCTCGATATCTGCGTCCATCTCGTCCATGCTATCAAAGGTGACTCGCGTCTCTCCTTTTAAGGCCACGTGGATAATAAGATCAATCGTCACGTGCACGACGCGGTTGCTATCCTTTCTGGATACCGGTTCATCAAAGAAGCATCCCCACGGATATATTGCCGTGTCCTGGTCTATCGGTATCCCTTGCCCTCGCTTCCACTGCTTAACTGAGGTGACGGTCTTTAGAGCCGCTTCTACCGCATCCATCAAAATTGTCTTAACAGGTTTTGTCGTGGTGCTGGTTGCCGCTAAATACTCAAGATGTAACAATGCAGCCTGTGTTGGATAAGAATCATAATCCCTTACCTGAATTAAATCTTCTTTACCGGGCCATCCAGGAGCATTAAAAAATATGTTTACAGCACTACCAGAACTCCACCCGGGACGATCGACAATCTCTTGAATAATTGCCTTTAGTTCTGGGGTACGAAATACTTCTCCTATGCCAACTTTGGGGAAAAGGAATTCAACCGACGCGGCAGTTTTGCTCCGAGCCACATAATCTTCATAGCTAACTAATTGCGCGGAATCGTCAGCAGCATCACCCGCTATATTAAATAAAAGATTGACCTCTGACGACCAGTCCGATCCTGCCACAAATTCAATATAAGCCCTGGTAACTGTAGCTCCCAGGGGTATGAGAATGCCATCCCACCTAAATGTGCCATCGTAAAATGCGTTCGCATATCCCATACTCAATGGGGACTCAGTGTAAAACCCACCCCCTTCTACTACCATTGTATCATCTAACCCGTCCACGATTCTCAGATTAAAGTCTAACGACATCACGCTCCTCCGATTGGATGCGCTTCTTACTAAGTTCAACTACCGAATCATTTGGTATTGCCCCACGCATCCCATCTATAGTATTTTGAAGATGTTCAGCCCACCTCAATTCCACCCTTTAAAAAGTCCTCTATCATTTTCGGTTTAATCCACGCTATCAGCTCCTCCGGATGGATCCGGGCCCTGATGATCACCTGCTTTTTAAGAAGAAAAAGAGGAACGATACGCGACCGTAACTCGCCGACTCGCTTGCCTTTGGTAATCCTGAGTCTCCCGAAAATGATCAGGTTCCCTGCCTTTGACTTGCCGACGAATGTTTCACCCCAGGGGCCTCCCCTCGCAGATCCGCGACCTGGCCCCTGTCCACCTTTGCCAGCTTTTGCCGCCTCTAAGGGGATGGTGAGGTATTTTCCATGTTTCGGTTTGATCACTGATACCTGCCCTCGAGGACCTATGTGAACTCTACCATAACGTAGGCCCCCACCAAGAGAGATTCCTCCTTCAACCCCATCTTCAGTGATTTCGGTCTTTAAAAGTTTAATGGAGGCTCGGAGTTTTCCGGATCTCACAGCAAGCCGGTCAGCGGTGGTGCCGCCACTTAACTTTTCGGCCCGGACATATCTCTGAAGTGCGATTGCATTTCTGTTGATGATTCTCTCCGCTTGCTTAAAAATATTAGGGGGGATCTTCCCAATTCCGTCGATCTTGCTTTCTTCCATTAAAGAGTAATCCTCCGATATCTATCCAACACTTTTTCCACGTCGGGTAACCAC